ATATGGACCTGCTGGAGCAGCTTCTCCAAGTGCTGCTAATGATTTAGATTTAGTTGGAAGTGAAATGTGGAATCATTGGTTAGACCATATTGATATGATTTTAAAAAATCAAGATTATGAATATACAGATAAACTTAAAAAATCAAGGGCATCAGTTCTTAAACATAGTAAAAATACATTAGACCAACTAGAAAAAGAAGAACCAACTAATACAAAACAGGATAGAGGAAACGAACAACACGATGAATATGATATTGTAAAAGAGGTTTATTCACTTACAAGTAATTTAGAAAGAAACGGAAAGGAGTTATTATTAATGGGCGGAGCCTACGGACATATGAGTCATCCATTTGATGACAAGGATTTAACTTTTAAGGATTTAAAAAATATAATAACATTAGGTTTAGGTGGTCAATTAAATCGTGAAGATAATGTTACAGAAAAAACAGATGGTCAAAACTTAATGATAAGTTGGAAAGATGGTAAGTTAATTTCTGCTCGTAATAAAGGACATATAAAAAACAAAGGTGAAACTGCTTTAAGTATAAAAGATGTGGAAAGTAAATTTAAAGGAAGAGGTGATATCAGAGATGCTTTTGTTTATGCAGTAAGAGATTTAAATAAAGCAATAGGTGCTTTAAGTGATAAACAACAAAACAAAATATTTGGTGAGGGTTCTAAATGGATGAGTTTAGAAGTAATGTGGCCTGCTAGTGAGAATGTTGTTAACTATGATATAACAGAATTAATGTTTCATGGAACAATGGAATATGATGATAATGCAAGGGTGATTGGACAAGCAAAAGATAGTGCTAGAATGTTAGCTGGTATGATAAAACAAGTTAATCAAAACATACAGAAACATTACAAGATTAAAAAACCACATTTTATGGATGTGCCTAAGCATCAAGACTTTGGTAAACTAAAGGATAAATTTTTAGGTAGGTTAAATAAACTACAATCACAATATGCTTTAAAAGATAACGATACACTATCTATGTATCATCAGATGTATTGGCAAGAGTGGATTTTAAATGGTGCTAAACAGACCGGTTATCCAAAGATAACAAATGAGATTTTAGTTAAGTTAACAAAGAGGTGGGCTTTCTTTGATAAATCATATAAGATTCCACAGATGAAAAAACAATTAAAAGAATATCCTAAGTTTTTAGAATGGGTATTATCTACTGATAAGAATGACCACGCTAAAATGGTTAAGGAAAATATGAAACCATTTGAAACATTATTTTTTGATGTTGGTGCTACGATATTAAAAAACATGGATGGTTGGATGGCTATCAATCCAGCAAAATCAGTTCAAAATATGAGAAAGAAAGTACAAGGAGCTATAAAAGCTATACGAAGTGGCGGTGATATAAAGAAATTAAATAGATTAAAAGTACAATTAGATAGATTAAATGCTATCGGTGGATTTGATGCTATTGTTCCAACAGAAGGTATAGTTTTTAAGTACAAAGGAAACACCTACAAATTTACAGGTGCTTTTGCTCCAGTTAATCAAATAACAGGTATGATGTTTTTTTAGGAGAATAGGTTATGGGAAGAAATATAGAGAAAGTAAAAAAATTAATAGCCGGAGTTGGTGGTAAACGAACTCCTGGTGTTGGGTATACAGGAAAAACTATCCACATGAGAGAAGAGGGTGAGATTTGGGAAGAAGCAAGTGGTAGAAAATTTACCAAAGTGGATGGTAAAAGACAACAAATTACCAAGATTCCACCAAAAGGATTTGACAAATGTGATGATTGTGAAAAACTAATCCTTAAAACAATTGACCAACAAACTTATAATAGATTTAAAAAATGTAAATATTGTCAAATAGATTTTGAAATGAAATTAAAAAGAGAAGATAAAAAAAGTGGAACTACTAAATGGAAAGATTGGGTAAAAAAACAAGAAGAAAAAAGGTGGGAAGCTGTTCTTGCTGAATACGAATCTGAAATGGATGGTGTAGAAAAAGCAGATAGTCCATTTGATGATACGATAGCAACTGCTATTGGAAACCACGAACAAGGTTTAAATAAAATATGAGTAACTTAAAACAAGCGATAAAACAAAACTATGTAAAGTGTGCTAAAAGTCCTAGTTACTTTATTAATGAGTTTTGTACTATCCAACATCCACAACGAGGTAAGATAAAGTTTAAACTATATCCTTATCAGTATGATGTATTAGATGAGTTTGAAAAACACGACTATAATGTTGTACTAAAATCTCGTCAGTTAGGTATATCAACCCTAAGTGCTGCTTATGCTCTATGGATGATGTTGTTTCATAATGATAAAAACATCCTATGTATTGCTACATCCAAAGATACAGCAAAAAACTTGGTAACTAAAGTTCGTATTATGTATGAAGGTTTACCTAATTGGTTGAAAACTGCTATTGTGGAAAACAACAAACTTTCACTTATATTTAAGAACGGAAGTCAGATAAAAGCTATTGCTTCTAATGAGTCTGCTGGTCGTTCTGAAGCTCTGTCTCTACTAATACTTGATGAGGCTGCTTTTATTGACAAGATTGATATTATATGGACTGCCGCTCAACAGACATTAGCTACCGGTGGTCGTTGTATCGGTATATCAACACCTAATGGTGTGGGTAATTGGTTTCACAAAACTTGGATGGATGCTAAAGATGGAACAAATAAATTTAATACAATCAAACTCCATTGGACAGATCATCCCGAAAGAGACCAGAGTTGGAGAGATGAACAAAATAAGATTTTAGGACCTAGTAAAGCTGCTCAAGAATGTGATGCTGACTTTTTAAGTTCTGGTCGTTCAGTTGTTGATCCTCTTATCTTGGGTTGGTATAAAGATAATATGTGTTGTGAGCCAAATGAGAAGAGTGGGTTTGATAGAAACTTATGGATATGGGGATATCCAGATTATGCTAAAAAATACTTGGTTAGTGCTGATGTTGCTCGAGGAGATGGAACTGATTACAGCACTGCTCAAGTATTTGATATAGAAGAGATGGAACAAGTAGCAGAATACAAAGGTCAGTTAGGAACAACCGAGTTTGGAAACTTTTTAATTGAGTTAGCTACAAAATACAATGATGCCCTACTCGTTGTTGAAAACAATAACATAGGTTGGGCTACATTACAAACAATTATTGATAGAGGATATGAAAATCTTTTCTATCAAGAAAAAAATCATCTTATTGTAGATGAGGATGTTCAACATACAAACAGATATAGACAAATAGATAGAAACAAGATACCAGGTTTCACAACAACTATGAAGTCTAAACCATTAATTATTGCTAAAATGGAAGAATATACACGAGAAAAGATGGTAAAGATAAAATCAACTCGTTTAATTGATGAACTTTTTGTATTTATATATAAGAATAGTAAAACTGAAGCATTAGATGGATATAACGATGACCTCGTTATGTCTTATTCTATTTTATTATGGATTAGGGATACTGCGATTCGTATTCAATCAGAGAGAAACGAATTTCAAAGTAGTTTGGTTAGTTCTATTGGAAGTTTAAATGGAAACTCGGCAGTAATGTCATCAAACAATGTTCCAAAAGATAATCCATATAAAGTAAAACTTAATAACGGCGAAGAAGAAGACTTATCTTGGCTATTGGGGTAAAACATGGCAGACAATTTATTTACACGACTTGGTAGATTATTTCAATCTAATGTTATCATCAGAAAAGCTGATGATAATCGATTGGTAGTAAAAGATTTAGACTACTCACAAACAAGTTTAACAACAAACTTTATTGACCGATATAGTCGGATGATGCAAAACAACTACTCAAATCCATATGCAACTGCTCAAAACAGAAGAGCTGCTTATGAGATTCAAAAAAGAGACTTGTTTAGGGATTATGAGTTAATGGATCAAGACCCGATTATTGCTTCTGCTCTTGATATCTATTCTGATGAATCAACTATTGATAACATCGAAGGGGAAACATTAAAAGTTAAAAGTGAGAATGTTCAAGTTCAAAAGATTTTACATAACTTGTTTTATGATGTTATGAATATCGAGTTTAACTTGTGGAGTTGGATGCGTAACATGACTAAGTATGGGGATTTTTATCTTCAACTAGATATTGTTGATAAATACGGAGTGGTAAATGTAAAACCTATTTCTGCTTATGAGATTACAAGGTTAGAAGACCACGATCCTGCTAACCCACAACTTATTCAGTTTGAGATAAACGAAGATAAAAAAGAAATAAAAGAAAATTATGAGATAGCTCACTTCCGTGTATTATCTGATACAAACTTTTTACCATATGGTCGTTCTTTATTGGAAAACGGAAGAAAGATTTATAAACAATTAACTTTGATGGAAGATGCTATGTTAATTCATCGTATCATGAGAGCACCTGAAAAAAGGGTGTTCAAGATTGATGTTGGAAACATACCACCAAGAGAAGTTGAACAGTTTATGCAAAAAATCATCAACAAGATGAAGAAAACTCCTGTTATTGACCAAAATACAGGTGAATATAACTTAAAATATAATGTAGAGTCTGTTACCGAAGACTTTTTTCTACCAGTTCGTGGTGGAGATAGTGGAACACAGATAGATACACTACAAGGTCTTTCTAATAACGACCAAATAGACGATATTGAGTATCTAAGAAACAAGTTAATGGCTAGTTTAAGAATACCAAAGGCTTTCTTAGGGTATGAAGAAGGTTTAAGTGGTGGTAAAGCTACATTGGCTGCTGAGGATGTAAGGTTTGCTAGAACAATAGAAAGATTACAGAAGATTGTTGTTAGTGAATTAACAAAGATTGGTATCGTTCACCTTTATTCACAAGGATTTACCGATTCAGACTTAATTGACTTTAGTTTAGAACTACAAAACCCATCTATGATTCACGAGCAAGAAAAACTTGAATTATTAAATCAACAAATAGAAGCAGCTGAAAAAGCTATGGAAACAAAACTATTTTCACGAGAGTGGATTTACGATAACATATTTGATTTTTCTGAAAAGAAACAGATTGATATTTACGAGGGTATTGTAGATGATACAAAACAAAAGTTTAGATTGGAACAAATAGAATCAGAAGGAAGTGATCCTGCTAAAGAACCAGCACCAAAAGAAAACGAAGATGAAGATGACGACTTTTCTGTAAGTAGAAAAGGTGATTGGGGTGGAAGTAAAAAAGATCCTTTTAAAGATAGAGACACGATGAAAGATAAATATGGGCACGATAGTTTAAAAGATGTCGATAGGTCTTACGGAAAAAGAGAGTTTAAAGGCAAATCACCATTAGCTACATCAAAAGCTAGTACTATGATGGCTAGAGAAGGTATATTAGACCAACTCAAAGAAAAGTTTCCTAAAAAGAATTCATCATTGTTGAGTGAAGATAACATAATAAAAGAGTAATTACCTACTTTATCTAAATTCTGTTATATTTATATATGAATAATTGTATCAAAATACTTTGGAAAATATTATATGAGCAAATTTAAACATAGTAAATTAAGAAACACAGGACTACTATTTGAGTTCTTATTAAGACAAGTAACAGTAGATGTGTTAAACAAAAAGAAGGAGTCACCGGCTCTTAAAATCATTAAAAAACAATTTAATGAACATACAGAGTTAGGTAAAGAATTGGCTTTATATAGTTTAATTATGACTAAGAAATTTAAATCAGACAAGAAGGCTGATTTTTTCTTATCAGAAGTGATTAAACAAAGAGGTCTTTTAAATAACGCTGCTTTACGAAGAGAAAAGTATAACACGATTGCTGCTATAAAAGAATCTTATGATGTAAATCAACTTTTCAGTTCAAAACTTCCAGATTATAAAGTATTTGCTTCTACATACAAGTTGTTTGAAGGTATCAACGAGATGAGTGCTGACGAAAAAACTGAAAGTTACTTTATTATTGTAGAGAATGTAACTACTATGGGACACAAGAAAGAAAAGTCTTATGTACCAGAAGAGTTTAAAGATAAAGATTTAAGAATTCTTTCTTACAAAACACTTTTAGAAAAGTTCAATAACAAATATACTAATCTTTCAGACCATCAAAAGAAAGTTCTTAAAGAATACATTAGTAATATTTCTAACACAAACAACTTTTCTGTGTTCGTAGAAACTCAAATACCAAAACTTAAAACTAAATTAAATTCCAAAGTAAAGAAAGTAAAGGATAAGGTTTTAAAAATAAAGTTACAAGAAGCAATTAATTGTGCTGATAAATTTTGTTTAAATGAATCAAAACAAACTGATGATAATTCAGTTGTTCAACTTTTGAGATACTATGAACTTGACAAAGAACTCAGCAAAATTTAATTCATTAGTCAAAGAACTAGCAAGTACTTTATTTAAGAAGAAGTTAAAAGAAATAACTACTACTGCTAGTGTTGATGGCTATAATACACCAAAAGCTTTTGGTAAGATGAAAAAGAAAAGAAAGAAAAATATTGAAAAACAAACAGGATACAAATTTATAGATGAAGATGTATCAAAACAAGATTTAGATAAAATTAAAAAACAAATAAGAAAAGAAGTCTCAGATATCCTTTTTGATATTTGGGTAAAACGAAGCTCTTGGGGAGGCAAATAAATGTCAAGGTACGAAGCAGATCCTAACAATAACTTAAAATCACAACCAAAGGCATTACCTTTGAGTGCTCATGGTAAGGCAACAACTCCAGATAAGGAAACAATACAAGATAGACCAAACTATGTTTTGATAAACATGAACGGAACATATGCTTTTGCTTATACTTCCGGTAGTGCTAGTACATACACAACTGGTTCAGTAGTGGATGATGCTGCTGGTCCTATTCGTTTAGATATCAATCCAGTTGCTTGGAGACAAACAGATGCTGCTGGAACAGTAGGTGATGTAACTTTTGTATACACAGGAAACGTAGGGTAAAATAATGAATAAAAAATTATTAGTAGATGTAAGACCTTTTGATATTTCAAGAAATAAAATTGATGAATCTATAAAAGAAAATGATGGTCGGTTAATCGTAAAGGGTGTTTTACAAAGAGCAGAATCCAAGAATCAAAATGGTAGGGTATATCCAAGAGAAGTTCTTTTAAAAGAAGTATCTAAATATCTATCAGAACAAGTTAGTGAAAGAAGAGCATTAGGTGAGTTAGACCATCCTGATTCTTCCGTTGTTAATCTAAACAATGCTTCACATAATATTATTGAGATGCATTGGGATGGTGATGACTTGTTAGGAACTGTTGAGGTTCTATCAACACCTGCTGGAAACATCTTAAAAGAATTATTTAAATCAGGTATTAAACTTGGTATCTCTTCAAGAGGATTGGGTTCAGTAGAACCAATGCAAGAAGCAGACACCGTTCAAGTTCAACCTGACTTTGAACTTATTGCATTTGATTTCGTATCAAATCCATCCACACATGGTGCTTTCATGAGACCTGTTAATGAAGGTGTGGAACAACCAAAATCAGAAAACAAAATTGAGTCTATTATTAACTCTATAATGAGGGGATAATAATGCCATCGGTTTCCAAAAAGCAACAAAAGTTTATGGGAATAGTTCGGTCAATCCAAAAGGGTGAACAACCCGCTAGTAAGTTTTCAAAAGATGCTCAAGATGCTGCTAAATCTATGAAGAAAGGTAGTGTTAAAAAGTATGCTAAAACAAAACACGATGACTTACCTACTAAAAAAATAAAAGAAGGGGCATATAAAAGTGCAACTAAAAACGAATTAGCTCAATATATTATAAATTTAAATAATATGTTAGCTGTTGCTAAGTCAAAGAAAATGACAAACCACATAAAATTTATTCAACAAGATATTAAAGATGTGAAAAAAGCTTTATCAAAAAAGAAAAACGAATCTGTAAATGAAGCTGAAAGAGACTACAAAGATGAGTATAAGAAATTTCAATCATCTACTAAGTCTAAAAAGTATAGAGCAGAATTAAATAAGTATAATAGAGATAAAGGAACTTATGGAAATGGTGATGGTAAAGATGCTTCTCATAAGGGAGGAAAAATTGTGGGATTTGAAAAAGAATCAAAAAATAGAGGACGAGCTGAAAAGAGCCGTTTGAAAAAAGAAAATAATATGCCTGACTTCAATCCAATAATAGATGAAGTATTAGACGAGGTATTTGGAGAATATCAAATGAATGAAAGTTCAAAAGTATTAAAATCTATTGAAAACTTAGCTAAACAAAATAAATATGGTAATGTTACCGGTACAAAGATGAATGGTAAAACTGCTAACCTTGTTATGAAGATTTACAATCACCCAAAGATGAAGAAGTATCAGAAAGCTATGGAAAAATATACTTCTGATGAACTTGTTGATATGACTTTAAAAATGCCAAAGGTATTGGGAATTAAAGAAAATGTAGATGAAGCTTTAGATCCATATAAAGATTTTGACGGTTTACCAAAAGAAGAATATAATTTAAATCTCGGTGCTTTCGTAGATGAGTATCAAAAGTTTTTAAAGTTTATGAAGAAACATAAGGAAGTGCCTGATAAGAACAAAAGAGAATGGGCATTAGCAATCAGAAAAAAAGTTGGTCAAGGTATGTTTAATGGACATATTCATAGTTTTGAAGACGTATCAGATTTACTATCTATGGGTGATAAATTCAGAAATTTAAAAGAAGGTGTAAATGAAGCTGGAACTAAATCTATAGATGGTGAAGAGTTGATGAACTTCTTGATGAAAAGATTTAAATATAGTAAGAAAAAAGCAATTGATGTAATGAAGAAACATAAGATGGATACATCTTTTCTAAAAAATGAATCTGTAAATGAAGCTGCTATGGAACTAAATAAAATTAAAGATGCTATACTAATGTTTCAAAAGAAGATTAAGAAACAAGGTAGAGTTACTAATGCAAGAGATGAAGACCATCTAAAAAATCTAATAAAGCTTTATAAAAAAATGGGTGGTAAGGGTGTAAAAGAATCAGTAAATGAAGGTCAAAAAAAACAAGCTAGTATGATACTAAGAAAATTTGATATGGCTTATATAAAATTCTCACAAGAAGTCAGAGATGTAATGAAACTAATGGATAAGTCAACCGGTAGTAAAGTAGACGGAAAGATTATAAATAAAGCATATGGAAAACATCTTATTCCATTTGATGACCTAATGCAATCGTGGGCTAAAGGACAACAAGAAAATCCAGGTTTAAGTGAAGATGATTAAATTAAAAGATATACTAGAAGGAACTTGTGGATATGGCTTAGATGGTGAGCTTGGTGATGAACCAGCAGGACCACACCTATTAAAGAAAAAGAAAAAAGACGAGGGTATCGGTGATTATTTTTCTAAAAAGATTAGTAAGCATGGTGGAACACGAAACAAAGCTGAAATAGAAAACATAGCAAAGTATCTTATGAAAAAAGGTGATAATAAAAAAGATGCTTTAGATAAAATTAAACAGAACTATGATTATGTTTCTAAAAAATACAGAAGTGCTTCTGTATCAAAGAAAGCGGACATACTTACATCATTACAAGAATCCGTAGATGAGGGTATGACTAAACAACAAGCAGACATAACCTTAAAACAGTTAGGTGGTAATAAGTTTATTGCTATGACCGGTGCTAAACAATTTTCATTTGGTAAACAAGGTTTAGGATTTAGAATTGGTAAAAACTCTAAAAGTATAAATTATGTAAGAGTTGACTTAAAATCTAACGACTTATATGATATGGAATTTATTAGAATAAGAGGAACTAAGATAAAAGTGGTCAAGAAAGTAACAGGTGTTTACAATGACCAACTACAAAAAATATTTACAAAACATACAGGATTGTATACCCGTTTATAGGAGTTCATAATGGCTGAATTAGCTAAAAAAGAAGATAAAGTAGATTATCATATACAAGACCAAAAACATTCTATTAACACAGAATTAATTGGTATAATAAAATTTAGACAAAACAAGAAGTGGTTAATTAGTATTGTTGTTGTTTCACTATTTGCTACAATATTAGGACTTATGATTTACTTTATGAGTAGTGGTGTTGATGTGATGGGTGGGTGGAAAGAAATATTATTATTAATGTTAGGTGGATTCGTTGGTTCATTTGCAAAGGTCATTGACTTTTGGTTTAACAACGCTGAAGATGACGTAAAACTATTGGAGCATGCAGATGATTAAATTAAAAGACCTTTTGGCAGAGGGTATAATAAATTCAACACAAAATAAGTTAATAAAAAAAGGTGAATCTTTATATAAAAAACTTATGAAAAAATATGATGGTGATAAACAAAAAGTAGAAAAAGAAATAATTTCTACTTTAAATAAAGATCCTCTAATGAAAAAATTTGTCGGTGTGGATGCTACAGGAGAAGATGACACAAGATATAGGATAAAAGGAAATGTTGAAGTTTATAAGTTAGAAAGTGAGGGATATCCTATTTTTTATGCTGATGTGGTAACACGAGGATATGATGCTAAAACAGGTAAAGATATTATAAATAAAAAAGTTAAAACAATTAATTTATCAAGAGAATTTAATAGATTTCAATGAGGTATAAGTTATGGGTTTACTAAGTACATTAGCAAAAGGCGCTGGTTCATTACTAGGTGGTGACACGATTAAAGATGTAGGTGGGATTATTGACAATCTACATACATCAGGTGAAGAGAAGGCAGCTGCCAAAGAAAGAATTACAAGTATATTAGCACAAGCAGAACAAGCTGCTCAGGCTCAAGTATCTGCTCGTTGGGAAGCTGATATGAAACATGGTAGTTGGTTAAGTAAAAATATCAGACCACTTACATTGGTGTTTTTAACTGCTATATTTACTATACTAAGTATTTTTGATGGAAACTTAACCATCGGTGAGAAAGCTTTTACAATAGGTGCTGCTTATGTACCTGTTTATCAAACACTTTTAATGACTGTATATGCTGCTTACTTTGCTGGAAGGTCAATAGAAAAAGTAAAACAGGTTGCTAAATAATGGCATACCGAGTGGTAATGGAATTACTTCCAAGACCTAATAATATTCCAGATTGGGTTTGGAATGAAACATCGGTTAGTGGAGCAAAAGGTACAGGTATTGGTTCTACTGGTGGAAAAGCTTGGGTTGCTAAATTAAGTGCTAGTGATAGTATACATGAGTATGATACTGAAAGTGGTGCTACTACAAAAATGGATGAGCTGTTTGATGCTGATTCTACAAACAGACGATACAAAGTCGTAGAGGTATAAAAATGATTAAGTTAAAGGATTTATTAGAAGGAAAAAACTACAACTCACCTGGATATGAAAATAGACAATTTGGTGATCCACTTCCTACATTAGAAGATATAACAAAAAAATATCAAGAAGGTAAAGAAGATGTAAATGAAAAAGCATTCTCTTCATCTATAATAGCTAAGGCAATTAAAGTGGCTAAGTCAATGGGTGGTAATATGACAGCTGCTGTAAAAAAGATTGAAAAAATGGAAAAGGGATTATCTAAAAATG